ACACTACATACATACTACACAACAAGAAGTTTAGTGAGGACGAGTTGATTTACTGGGCTTCTATTATTCCTCATCGCATGGTGATTGTCGTTGACAAGCCACCTAAACTAACAAGTAAAAGTGAGCATTGTGTTATCTTAGACCAAAACATGAAGGTGCAGAAGCAACAGTACCACAGGTCTATGAGAGCCGCATTGTGCTGGGCTGATAGGGATAGGGCGCACAAGGCTTTACAGACTGTCCCAATGCCTCTCGCAAACGCATTTATCAAAGTCAATGTTAATGATATCGAAGTAGGTAGATTGTTAGCCAAATGCCGATACACATTACATAATGATTACTTAACTGCCGCAATTGCATACGGGATTAGCCCAGTAAGCGACTTCAAGTGGCCGAGTAAGCGAAACAAAAGCAACTATATACTGCCGTTAGAAGTAAGAAATAGTGATAAGTATATGGATATTATAGCCACTAATGACCCCATAGTGACTAATGAAATACGAAGGGATAATGCTGAGGCATTACCAAAAGGGGTCAAAAAAAGAAAACAGAAGGTAATAGAATGGATATGAAGAAGTTATTTGTGTATGGCACATTAATGAAAGGCGAGGCGAATCATTCGCTGATGAACGGGGCAACTTACATTGGTAAGTTTAAGACAGAAGATAAGTGGGGGCTGATAAATTTAGGTCACTTCCCCGCACTTGTTCCTCACACGATTGCAGTAGAAGGTGAGTTGTACGAAGTAGATAGTGAAATGCTGGTTCGTATAGATAGACTGGAAGGTGTCGATGCTGGTTTATACCAGCGTAGGACTATCAATACTTATGATATGGACACTGATGAACATATAGAGGCTGATACTTACATTTGGAATAGTGTCAGTCATACTAACAATGTCAAACTACGACGATGGGGTGATTTCGATGTTTAAACTTATGCTGATAATTGTATTGCTATCAGTTTTCTTTGGTATGATTACTTTTGAAGAAGATGGCGAAGTCAAGTACGGTAAGGACATGGCACGAACCAGTCAGTCGGATGCTGAGGCTATGATTGTAAAGGCGATGTGGATGAACTTAGACGAGTGAGCGTTAAAGAGTAAATCTTTATAGGACTATCTGTGTCGGCCAACAACAACAACAAGCGTGTTCGTCGAGCGATAGTCGAAATTCTGCTTAAGCATGGGGCTTGCACACGAGAGCAAGTAGCAGAACACCTACAAAATTACAAAGGTGTTAAGAATGTCCCTTCTCCTAACTCTTTATCTGCTCTTATGTCGAAGAATCCGCAAGTTGTCATCGTCGGCAGGGAGAAGGTCGAAATGACTATTGGTGTTAACACTCATCACATGGTTTTTGATATTGACCGTGAAATTATAAAATCGGAAGAGGATTTAATTCTTACTCGTCCTATATCTGTGATGACTCCAAGCGAGCGACGCAAGGCTAAACAGTGTAGGTCATGTGCAAGGACACGCATACTCCCCGAAGATTCCGATGAATGTATAACCTGCATTCGCCGTTGATATTATATAGTGCCGTTGACAAATGGTAAATCATGCGAGAAGTATGGGCGGTCAAACACAGACCTGCTACTATTGATGAGTTTGTGGGTCAACAGCATTTGATTGATGAATTCAAGGCCATCACCGAAGGCGCACCTATGCAACACTATATCTTTTACTCTCCCGAAGCAGGGACGGGTAAGACCTCATTGGCTTACATACTGGCTAAGGCACTGGGTTATCAAATTCACAAATACAACGCATCGTCTAAGCGACAGCGTGGTATTGAATTTATTGAAGAAGAATTAGCACCTATGACTCGCTTGGGTCAATATGAAACTGTCTTTTTCTTAGACGAGGCAGACCAACTTACACCAGCGGCTCAGTCGGCACTAAAGGGTGTGATTGAGGACTCGCAAGGTTTCTTTATCTTGACTTGTAATGACCTTAGTAAAGTATCAACTTGGCTACAATCACGATGCCAAGTAAGGACTTTTGTACCACTAACAGATAGTGAGATGTTCTTACGCCTACATCAAGTGGACGCAAGAGAAGGCTACAAGACAAGCACCGAGCATCTTGATATGATTATTGACGCTCACAAAGGCGACCTACGAAATGCAATCAACGCACTACAAGCCTACCATTCCATACCCGAAGATAAGCGAGAGGCTTTTCTTATTAGCGCAACAGCACCCGCACTACCTACTGACCTAATACTGAGGCTATGTTTCAAAGAAAAGAATGTAACAGAAGCAGTAAAGCAGATAGGGTCATTAGGTGATTTGCGAAAGAAGATAGATGCTATCTTCAAAGCAGGTTTAGATTCCCAAGCCCAACCAGTAAGTAAATTAAAACTGGTTCGTGTAGCAACCCAAGCCCAGCGTGATTTGCTGGACGGCGTTGAGTCTCACTATGTAGTGTGGGACTTTTGCAGGGGGCTTGCCGAATAGGTTATATACTGGCGAGGGTAAAGGGAAAATGAGGCAATAACATGGTAGATATTGAACAAATGGTAGAAAGAATTAGCAAGAATGTAAAATGTAGTGTCGAAGCACTAAACGCTCGTATGGCTTCTGTATTGGAAGCAAACAAAGCGGTATGGCTTGACGCTGGTAAGACTGATGACGAGTGTAATATTAATGCACTGAGAATAGCAGGTCGACAAATTAAGAGTGAAGGTGACAGACTAAAGAGAAGCGGTGCTACTCTATACGAAGGTATGTTTATATCAGTCCCACGCTACAAAGATTGGGCGCAATTGGCTTACAAGAAAGCGGCAACAAGTATTGGTGACTCATCAGTAGCAGACGCTATGGTTGATGATGGACTCGCTATTGTCTATGAAGATAATAACGACGGTACTTACACTAAGAAATACAACCCATCATTGGCTCGTGGCGATGCCTTTGAAACAGGCACAGGTACTACTGATATTACAGAATTACCAAAGAACACTTTTGATGCTGGCAACGGTATTCATTTCCACCTAACATGGGATAAGGTTTCTCCTACATTCCCATCCGGTGATAAGAATTTCAAGTATGGTAACGCAAGACCACTGAGCGAAAAAGACCGACAGACTATGTTCTTAGGCCGTGTTGCTGGTGAAGGCGAAGTCAAACTATACAACTTCCGTTTCAACGGTGCGTTGGCTGAGAATGAATTACCTACTTTCGTAGCGGGTAAGATTGCTATGCGCCCTGCTAAGAATGGTACAATGGCCTACGGTAAAGTAGGTGTATCAACCTTCCAAGCAGACGACACGGTACAAGGTATCTTTTCGGACAGTCCCGACCTTTTGGTTGGTGGGCTTGATGGTATCAAGGTACTTGAAAACGGTTTCCAAGACATCGAAGGATTTGTCAAGGGTCTTACTGACAAAGAACGCTGGGATGCTTTAGTAGCAGTAATGGCGGAAGTAGTACACATTGACCCAAGAGACAATGGTGGATATGTAATCACCACTGGCGACTTGGATATCATGTCCACCGCTGGTACTGTTGACCTTTACATCACCAAAGAAACTGCTCACTTAGTAGACTTTGCTGTTGGTAGCACCCTAATGGTTGTTGGTCAACCTTACATCAGTCGTGATGGTGAAGCAAAACTTGTTACTACTGGTTGGTGGTGCGCTGAGTCTTTGGCTGGCGCAGTAGCAGAAAGTGGCGAAGTTGAGGGGTGGGACTGATGGCTTGGGCGCAATCGAAGAATAACACTGTTGAGGTATCAGCACCTAAGTATGGTGTTGAATATTACCGCAACCTGTATGACAAGAAGCGTGAGTCCTTCGCACCAATCCGTATGGCATTGGTAGGTAAGGAGAACACCTCTAAGACTGGTAATGCAATTGACCTTGCTATGAAACATACTGATAAGGAAATCGTCGTTATTGACTGTGACAACTCGGCTCAAAACACTGTTGACTATCTAATTAGCACTGGTGAGTTAGACGCTAATAGAATCCGTGTCATCCCTATGGTTGATGAGATGGACGATGCTATGTGGAATAACGATAACACTACTAATTGGGTAGCAGTTGTTGAGAAGTTGGAATGGTTCACTAACTTTATTGGTGAGCAAGCCGAGAGTATCGGTGCTGTCATCATGGATGGTGGCTCTACATTCCTAAAATGGTGTGAATTTGTTATGACTGATAGACTCATCAGTCGTGGTATTATCAATGACGAGAGCGATAACTTTAATCAAAAAGAGTGGCGAGAGCGCAACCGTATCTTCAAGGGTGTCCTCAACAGAATCACCGCACTACCAATACCGTATGTGTTTTTCACCTTCCATCTAAAGGATAAGAAGATATTTAGCGATGTAGGTAATGGTACTAAAGCATTGATGAAAGTCGGTGAGATTGTCGACTGGATTGACGGTACTCAAAGATTCGTCAGCCAGCAAGTTTTCCTCAAAAGATACACTAAGAAGGGTGACAAGGCCGCTGGTGTAGAGGCTGACCGGACTCTCGGAGAAGATGACTGGGTTATTCGTGCATCTATCGAAGAGATGAAAGGTCGTAACATGGAACATTTAGGTAAGGTGTATGATGTTATGAGTGTCAAGGATGGCAAAGTTGAATGGAAAGGATTACCTCTAAGGTGGGATTAAATGGCAAGAAAAGGGACAATTACACAAGTAACGCCCGAAGAAATGGAACGCATGAGAAAGCAGTTAGGCTATCTACAATCTTGTATGGTTGACGACTTAGAAATTGATAATAAGATTGCTAATTGTAGAGAAATACTTGACGACATAATCAGTTACATAGCAAGTCGTGACGGGGTTGCTAAGGCTGATGTTTCTTTTGCGGCACTCAAACCATTTAGGCAGGTGAGATAATGCAAGCGGTGAATTGTAAAGCGTTAGAGCAACTGTTGTCGGCTACAAGTCGAGAGCAACACATCAACGGCAAGGCTCAAAAGCAAGTATCTTCTTGCGTCTTGACATTGGAAGATAATGCTTTATCCACCACTTGTATTGTTAAAGATGGTAAAACCAGTCTCGCAAGATTCTCATTCGCTACTAAAGGTGGTGAAGGTGGTAGAGAATACATACCAGTACCGGACATTGAAAGATTACTGGGTGTCCTCAAGTACCATAGTGGAGATGTTACTATGACATACATCAATGATACTGATGGTGTTAGAATCAAGTCAAAGAATAAGCAGACTACAATCACTGGTGGGTGGAAGGCAAAGGCTTTTGCCAACTCTCAACAATCAGTGAAAGAGTGGGATGCTGAGGCGGTCAAGAGAGCCAAACAAATCAAAAACAATGTCTATATCTTGAAAGATGGTAGTACACGCTCTCCTTTCTTGAGTATCACATTATCCTGTGATGACTTGTATGATGCTCTTAGATGTGATGGGATGAACGGACAGAAGTTAAACAGATATAACTTCGTTCTTGATGACGGCGAGTTTTCGGTTAATGTTGGCGATACTTTCAAAGGTATGACTAACATATCCTTTGGGGACATAGCAGGTAATGATTTCTCGGCTACTTTTGAGGGTGGGCTTGAGCATATCCTAAAGCATTACTCCGGTGATGTTAAATTATCTTTCTTGGACTTTAGAAAAGAAGGACAAGGTATTAGGCTCATAATGAGTTTCAGTAACGGCGACTGGGTATTCCAAGCGGGGGTATTGTGATGCCTTCGGGTGTTCATGACGGTAAGCGTGGTGGTAGCGAAACTGGCTACAAGAAAGGTCGGTATGATAGTATCAAAGGCTTTACCTACAAGCAGGTCGAGGACTTGATGGAAGATGAGTTTTGGAACTACTGGGTCATAAGAAAATCTGCTAATAGGAAGAGATTTCGATATGTGATAGCATTATATGTTCACTACAATATGCCCGAAGATGAATGGCTGAGTGCTGAACAGATAAAATGGCACTTATTAGAGCATAGTCAGCGTGGTAGTGCGGCTATGAACATAACCCCTATACGAATCGCCCAATTACTAAAGCAACTTGTTGCTAAAGGCAAGGTGTCAAGTAGACAAGGCAAAACAAACAAACTATACAAGGTGATAAAATGAACAGAATTATAGAAATAAATGGCAAGAAAATAGACTTAGAATTGGGAGTGCTACATAGGTTAGAGATAGAAGGGACTAATCTGCACATAGACTGTCGCTTGAAAACTAAAGACAGGCTCTATCAAGACCCTCACTGGCTAAAGGAACAGTACATTGAGAAGGGCTTGTCTATGGCGGCAATCGCTGAGATGTGTTCCGTCACACCTATGGCTATCCTCAATTGGTTGAAGAAGCATGGTATTGACACAAGACCAAGAGGCTACCAACCACAGGTTTGATATACTGCCGTTAACAACTGTTAAACATGATAGTAAGTCAAACAGGCGGTAGGAAGGTCACTATTAGAAGGCGTGACCCCGAAACTTTAGAGCGTATAGAAGAAGTCCTTGAGGGCTACCCTTATTGCTTTACAGATAATGTCGGTGATTCATACGGCTTGACTGGTATGGAACAGGGTTACAAGGGTCTGTATGGGACTGAGTTGACTAAGGTTTGGTTTAGAACCGAGTATGACCGTAGATTATGGAGTAAGGGGAATAGGACATGGGAGTCTAATATCTCATTCCCTAACCAACTATTGAATCAAAGACTTGCTGATGGTAAAGAACCATATCCTAACTACCGACATAGAGTTTGGTATCTTGACGGTGAATGGAAGCAAGAGTCCGGCGAGATAACGATGTTATCGGTGTATGATAACTACACCGAAAAGATGTATTCATGGGTCTTGCACGAAGATTTACCAGCAGGTAGTATGAACACTATCCCTTTAAAAAACCACCCCGAAGGATTACAAGAAATAAAATTAAATCCGCCTGCTAAAACTTTCGCTAATGAGCGTCAATTGTTGGCTGACTTCGCAAGGTATATGGCTAAGCAAGACCCCGATATTATAGCAGGTTGGTATGTGGTAGATGCTGACATATTCCAAATCTGTAAGCGCATGAGGGCTGTGGGTCTTGACCCAAAGATTCTTTCGCCACACAACAAGCACGACTTCAAATACAATTGGTCGGATAAGCATTGGTCGCAACCTATTGTTGGTCGTATGTGCTTTGACTTGATGGTAGGATTCAAGAAACTATGGACTATCAAGAATGGTCAGTTAGCAGGGCAAAAGTTAGATGACATAGCCTACCATGTCCTACAAGAAAAGAAGGTAGAGTTGCCCGATGGTCACGATACTTACTATACTGATGTAGGGACTTACTTAGACTACAACAGGCAAGATGTTAGGTTGTTGCCGAGATTAGATGAGGCCGTCAATGTATTGGGCTACTTTACTTCTCTACAACATGAGATACAATGTGAGTTAGGCACTACGCCGTTGATAACCCTATGTGCATCAAGCCTATTCGTTCAAGACGATAAGTTTGACCGTAGAATACCCGACA